TCCAATAGCTGAAAATACATTTTGTCCACTTGCTAATGCTTCACCTATAGATGCCCCTAAATTACTAAACGTACTTACTAGATTGTCAGATATTAATCTATTAACATCCTCATTGAATTTATATAAAGTTTCTAGCATTGAAATTGTGCTAGAATCAAAAGCCACTTTTATATTACCCATTGAAGTAGTAATAACCCCTTCCGCTCCTTGTACATTTTTGGCTATTTGAGTTACTTTTCCTGATAAATCAACTAAGCCAGAAGGATCTATATCACTACCTGCAAAAGGAGTGGCCGGTGTAACTGTTTTTTTAGCCTTTACCTCTTTAGGCGCTGATGCTTGTAGTTTTATTGACGCAGCCGTTAAGCTATTAATTATATCTTGACGTTGTTTTAATGCAGCATTGCCTTTTATAATTTCGTCTCTTGCTTCTTGCTCGGCAAATTTTGAATTTCTTACTTGTGCATTAAGATTTGTTACAGCTATAAATAATTGATTATTAGCATAAAGATCATCTTTTGACTTTCCTTTAGTTAATAATGCTAATTGCTTTTCTAACTTTAATGTTTCTGCTTTTGCGTTATTTAATTTTGCATTAGCTTCAAATATCTTTAATTGGATTTCTGCACTATCACTCGCTAACTTCTCGGCTACTGATTTCTGAATTAATGCTTTTGTAAGTTCTTGAACTACTCCGGTTATGTTGCCTGTTAATATAGCCTCTTTTGATAGATTCCCAAAATATGCAGGATAGGCTTGTTGTAATTTTTCTACAGCTATTAATCTATCTTTTCGTGATAGGTTTTCATTTTGAGCTACTGATGCAAGTGCTTTAAGATTTATTATTTCTTCTGACGCTCCTTTTGCCCCTTCAATATAAGATTTCTTAATAGCGTTGGCATTCTCGTCAAAAGTTCCTGTTAGTTTATTGAAAACATCGCTTACTGTAAGTCCTTGTTGAGACATATAAGTGAGCCCTGCGGTAGCTAAAGAAATTGCAAGTATTATACCTCCAGATCCTAACATTGAACTAGCTACAGCTTTTAAAGCACCGCCTGCGCTCCCTGTTTCTTTTACTAAATATCCGAAACTCTCAGCAGTAGCGGTGATATTGTTACCGATACCCATAATACCAAAAGGAGCATCTTGTGCTATTCTACCGAATTGAGTTAAAGCATTTGAACCGCTAGCGACTTTTGGAGCTAATGCCCCAAATCCAGTTCCAGTATCTTTTAATGTAGTCTTTAAGTCAGCCAGTGATTTTTTAGCATCCTTAATATTTTTAGTTATTTCAGTAGTGTCTAATCCGGCTTTTATTTGTATTTGCTTCTCTTTCGATAGCTCTTTAATATCAAACTCAACCTCTTTGATTTTTTTATCAAACTCTGACTTATCAGCTCCAATCTGTACTTCAAGATTTGCCATTACTTATATTAGTTTGTTTAATGTATTTCTCCATTTCTTGCAAATACCTTTCTTTCATAGCTTCTGAAATAGTATTGTTATGATTGCCGTCAATCTTTAGCTTTAAAAAAGTTTGTAACGTTTTAGGCATTTTTTTTGGATCTAAATGAGAGCCGCGCATAGCATTAAAAGCCACAAAACGAACTTTATCCCATTCTCTCTCTTGAACTCTTTGATAAGCAAATAGGCGAATTTGAAACTCGGCAAAAGACATGTCATAGACTTTCTTTAAACTCCTAATCCCTAATTCGCCTATTGCAAAAGAAATAACGTCTTTTTTAAAATCTACTTTTTCGTTACTTTTTTTTTATCTTCATCTATAGGAACATCTTTTGTTATTGACTGAACAAAAGCATTTTGAAAACTAACCGAAAACTCACCGTTTACACCATCATTTTCATCAAGCCAGTCATATACATCGTATATTGTAAAATCCAATTCATTCTCTTTTCTTTCATAAGAAAAAGCCAAAGAATAATACATCATTTGAGGTATAATTACAACGGCATTTGTTCCAAACTCTTTTAATATCGAATTCCAATCTTTGCCTGTCCCATCAATTAATTTATTGACAAAACCAATACCTAAACGGAACTCTTTATTCAATAAGGTTATTTTATTTATCATATTATAAAGAAGGAGTTAACGGATCAGTTGTAGCTATAGAGCCAGAACCATCAATTGTCAATGTAAATGTAGCAAATTCATCACCTGCAGGCGCTGCTAATCCAAGAGTCGTAATGATACCAGTTCCATAATACGTCAAGTCCTGGGATCCGCTGTCCATTTTCCAATCTATAGTAGTTTTAGCTTGTTGAAGCTCTAAAAGATAATCGTGCGATGCTTTTGTATCGTCACCAGATACAGAAGTTGTGTCGATTGCGATTGCATCAGCCGAAAGAGTATAAGAAAATATACCCGCTTGTTTTTCAACAACACCTGGAGCGCATTTTGTTTGAGCTTCAATAATTCCCGACTCAGTATCTAAACTGTTAGATGTTAAACATGCAACAGGACGATAAAGCGCGCCATCATGCACGTATAAAATCAATCCTTCGCCTTTTATTTTATCTGCCATAATATTTTTATTTTAAAGTTATGTTTAATCTTAAGAATGATCTAAATATATTTTCTGTATCTGTAATAGTTTCTAATTGAGTTTCATATTCTATATTCTGAGTTATGTTTGTAAAGCCATCAATAACTATTTTAGGATTTAATAATGTCATTACAGCTTGCTCAATATCGTTCAATAAAACTCTAGTTCCTGAATTACCCGCACTTGATGTTTTAGTGTAAATCTCAATTAGCAATGATGTTTGCCATTCATACTCGCACTTATTTTCTTTTAATACTTCTTTTGTTTGAGACGTAAGTAAAACGTATTCTTTTAATTTAGCGTTTCCAGTAACCCTGGTATCAAAACATTTTATAGTTTTTGTATTAACAACAATATCGTTAATTAAGTCAAAAACTGCAAGTCTGATATATTTATCTGGATTAACTGTTACCATGTACCAAAAATACTAAATTTTTTTCTTAGTTTTCTCTAAAAGTTTTTTTAAATTGATAAGGTACTGTTTTTTACCTTTTATCCATGCCGGATATAAAAAAGGCTGTGGATTAATTCCTGCTCCTAATATCTTTGCAAAAATTGGATAAGCAGCTTCTTCTGGTATTCCTTTTGCTCTACACCATACTTTAATAGCCTCTAATCCCTGCTCAAATGTACCGCTTTTTATTCCTTTACATGATTTTGCCATATCAGCGAATTCGGCAGGAACATTTACCTTTGTTCCTGTTCCAAATTCCATAAAAGCACCGTAAAACTCATTAACAGTTACTTTGTAATTAGAAATTTTTATTTTTTCTTTTGATATAGACTGCGCTAATTTACCAAAGTTTTTAGGGGCTAGTTTTTTAGCTAATTCTTCTATTTCAAACGCTGCAGCTTCTGTCTCCGCATTGATTTTTTTTTCAATGTCTTTTCCGAAACTTCTTAATTCCGCAATAGTTTTAGAAACGCCTTTAACCGCTGATGCCATTAGCTATAATGTTTATCTCTCTGAATAGTTCATCCGCATATCTAATATCGTTAACCACATACTTTTTATTTCGATATACAAGGCTTAAATTGTCTATGTCAGTAGTTATTTTATCAGTTGCTCGTATCTTAAAAGAATAATTATTTTTAATCTCAGACATCCCAATTGAATTATCCTTAAATGATGAGTTTTGAAGTATTTCACACCAAAAAGAACCTATTAAAACATCATTTACAGTATAACCTCCAAATCCATCAGGAATAGATTCTGTTTTATAAATTTGTGCTTTTCGGGTGTATTGTCTACTTATCACTATATTGATCTTTAAATTCTTTTAACATTTCTTTCAATAATTCTTTTAAAGTATCATTATCTAAATATGCATTCCTATTATGTACGAATACAGCAAACGCAATAGCATATTTATCCATTATCTCGCTTAAAGTAGAGTTTCTAGGATTGCACTTATTGTCGGTAAAATAAACTACATCCTCTAATCCTATTCTAGTTTCTGATAATTCTGATATTTTTGTCATAACTATATAAATCTTCTTAGCGTATCTAATGCCTCTTTTACTGACTCAGGTATCAATGTGCTGTTCACTTGCTTTTCACTCTCATAATACCATACTTTAATCATCTGTAAGCATGGTTGTATTAATTGGTCAGGAACATCTTCAGGATCTGTAAATCCAACATTTAAAACAACTGTTTTTGCATCAGGGAATATTGCGTATAATTCACGATATAAAACAAAAGGAGCAGGATCTGTTACTATTGTATTAATAGGATAATCATATACTTTAACTTGGCAAGATCCTATATATGTTTTATCTCTAGCGTAAACTAATATATTGGTTCGTCTTTCAGCATAAGATAAAGACGCATTAATCATAGATGTTATTTCCGCATCATCATCTGTCATGTCTAAATCAACACGTAAATAGTTTTTTGCTCTTTCTAATGTTATGACATCAATATACGCCATTATTTCTTTTTAGTTTTTGGTTGTTTAGCTATA